GTAACCAAACTCTTTGATGACATCCGCAAGGAGTTTACAGTAATGGAAAATGCTATCGACCCCACCAAAGCCGATACAATCCCATACAAGTTACAGCAGTTCCGCAATCAGTACGCCGCCAAGAAGCGTGCCGAGGAAGAGGAACGCCGCCGCAAGGAGTACGAACGCCAACAAATAGAACAGGCACGTTCACGTATGAAACAGGACATTGAGGACGATTTCAAACAGCAGTTCCAATCACTCGTGAACAGAGACTGCAACGCTTTGTCAGCCATTGACAGTGCCGTTACCCTCGACAACTACGAAGCATCATTCGCACAGGTCAAGGACTATTCAACCGAACTGCCTGCCGACTTCCTCTACAATCTGCACACCCTTATTCGCATTCCTGCTGGAATAACAGTAGATGAGATACGCAAGGCAGAGATTGAGACAAAGGAACGCCTTGCCAAGCAGTTCAAGGAGCAATACGAGTTCGAGATAGACAGCACAAAGCAGTATATCATCGACCGTCTGCCGTCCAAGAAAACCAACCTCGAACGTATGGCACAGGCATCAGCCGAGGAAGCTGCACGTATCAAGGCTGAAATGGAAGCACGTCAGCGCAAGGAAGCCGAGGAACAGGAGGCGGAACGCCGCCGCAAGGAGGAGGAAGAAAAGCAGAAGGCAGAAATGGAACGTCAGCAGTCCGAAATGGAAAGCCTGTTCGGTCAGCAATCCATTGTTTCGTCCGGCTACCAACCAAAGGTTAAGGTTGCACAGAAAATCAACCTGCTCAATCCCGAGGGCATTATGCCAATTCTCTCTATGTGGTGGAGCAAAGAGGGCTGCCACCTCTCTGTTGAGGAACTCACCAAGATGTTTAAGAAGCAGATTACATTCTGTGAGAAACTCGCCAAGGAGGGAACGTACATCAGCGATGAGAGTGTGGAATATGTCGAGGACGTAAAAGCAAAGTAACTATGAATTGCTGTGATGAAATTTGGAAACCTGTTGTTGGTTTTGAAAGCAAATATCTTGTAAGTAACCTCGGCAGAGTTAAGAGTATCGGAACTTACAATACCTGTAAGAAAGGGATTATGAAACCTATGGTCAATAGAGAGGGATATTTACATATCAATTTCTTTGACAATGGTAGGAAAAAGGATATTGGGATACACCGTGTTGTAGCACAAGCATTCATTCCTAACCCTAACGGTTATAAGTATGTTCATCATAAAGACGAAAATCCATCTAACAACTGCGTGGATAATCTTGAATGGTGTACCAATTCTGCGAATATACGATATTCTTGTGGTAGGCAGGTTGCCCAAATGGATAGCAACGGCAATGTTATTAGAGTGTTCAACTGTATTTCTGACGCTTCCAAAGAACTAAACATTCCTGTTAGCAACATAACAAAATGTTGCATTGGGAAGAGAACGTCAGCAGGCAATTATTCTTGGAAATATGTATAACAACTACGATTATCCTCTTGGTGCGGACACGCCCGATGCACCGTGGAACGAGAAAGAGCCTCACTATGTAAAGTGCGAAGCCTGTAACGGTAAAGGTTGCCATTGGCACGCCTACAACTTCGAGACAAACGAAGAGACCGAATGTACAGAAGAAACGTGGTTGTGTCTCCCCAAGACAGAGGAAGAAGCAAAAGCCAAGCGACAACACTACATACAAGGCGAAAAGGAGACCTGCGAAGTGTGTGATGGTGTCGGCGAGGTTGAGTACGAAGAAGATTACGAACCCGATTACGATGATTACTATGAGCGATAACTATTACAGCAGAAGTGAGGTCAGTAACTCTGACCTCACCGAACTGAAAAACATCTTGCACCCACGTATGCAGTTTGGCGATAAGGAAGCTGCTTTCCGCTTCGGCTCGTTGGTCGATGCCATCATCACAGAGCCGTCAAAGGTGGACTACTACCGCCTAACAGTGGACGATGTGCCATACACAGAAGATGAGTTCCGACACGCACAGGAAATGCAAAAGGCTCTCCGTATGGAAGCACGCAAAGATGCGTTCCTTGCCAAAGTGCTTGAATGTGCCGAAACGCAACGCTTTATGGTCAATAAGGCACAGCAGTTCACATACTGCGAATTTCCGTTCACACTCGATACACGTTGCAAATGGGATTGGTGGCTCGGTGCTTTCGGTGGCGACCTCAAAACAACATTCGCTGCCACACAGCAACAGTTCGAGGAAGCCGTTGATTTCTTCGATTGGGACAGAAGTCGTGCCTGGTATATGGACATCGCAAACAGCAACCGTGATTTCATCTACGCCATCAGCAAAAAGAACTGCCGCATATTTAAGAAGTTCATCACACGTGGCGATGAGGTCTATAATCGTGGTCGTGAGAAATACGAAGAATTGGCATTTCAGTATTGGTGCTTAACCCCTCAAATTTAGCCCTATGGATATATTCTGCAAGGTAACGGCTTACGGTCTTGTTCCGCTCTATGATAGCGACTACGACTTGAAGAAACGGCTACGTGTCGGCTCTGTTGTCAAGTGCAAGGTTAGCAACCCTCGCAACTACGAACATCACAAGAAGTTCTTTGCATTGGTGCGCCTCACGTTTGATAACCTGCCGTCCAACCTTGCAGAATATTTCAAAATCCACAACGAGGAAGATATGCTGCGCCGCTTCAAGCGAGATTTGGGCTACTTCAAAACAAGCCTCAACGAACGAGGCGAAAAGGAGATAGAATACCAAAGCATATCATTCTCGGCAATGGAACAACACGAGTTTGAACGCTTCTACAATCAGTGCATCGACCTTGTGCTATACAAGTACCTCAAAGGGATAGATAAAGAAGATTTAATCACAGAGATAGAGAATTTCAAATGAGCAATATACTGAAACATAATCTGCGTGTCGAGCCTTACGAATACCAACGTGAGGGCATCTGCTTCGGATTGGAGCATAAGCGCATTATCATCGGCGATGAGCCGGGATTGGGCAAGACATTGCAGAGCATTGGCATAGTCGATACAGCAAGAGCATACCCCTGCCTCGTTATCTGTCCGTCATCACTCAAAATCAATTGGCAACGTGAGTTTGAGAAATTCACCGATAAGAGCGCACTTGTGCTTGACAATAACGTCCGCACCACGTGGGGTTATCTTCTCTCAATGGGCGTGCATCAGGTCGCCATCGTCAATTATGAGAGCCTGCGCAAATACTTCGTGTGGGACATCAAAGGCGGCAAGCAGTTCCGACTGAAAGACGTAGTGTTCTGTCCGCAGATGCAGCAGTTCAAATCAATCATCATAGATGAGAGCCACCGTGTGAAAGACCCCTCAGCACAGCAGACAATCTTCACCAAAGGTTTGTCCGTTGGCAAGGAATATCGCATACTCCTGTCGGGTACGCCTGTTGTCAATCGCCCCGAGGATTTAATCGCCCAACTTTCCATATTGGACCGCATAGGCGAGTTTGGAGGACGTGCCAAGTTTATGGCGGACTACTGCACCGACCCCAAAGACAAGACCGCCGTTCCTGCCGTTCCTCTGTCCGTTCTTTCAAAGCAGTTGTACGATACCTGTATGATACGCCGAGAGAAAGCAAAGGTTCTGCCGCAGTTGCCCGACAAAACACGAGTGGACTTGTATGTGGAGATTTCCAATGATAAGGAATACAACCTTGCTGCCGCCGACCTTGCCGCATACTTGCAGGAGTACACCGAGTGTACCGATTGGGAGATACGCCGCAAAATGCGTATGGAAGCACTTGTTCGCTTTATGACGTTGCGTTCCTTGGCCACCAAAGGCAAGATAGCACAGGCGGTCGATTTTATCCGAACATTCCTTGATAGCGGAAAGAAACTCATTGTGTTCTGCTCGCTTCACGAGATTGTGGACGAACTGCAAAAGGTCTTCCCTCGTGCGGTAACAGTTACAGGACGTGATAGTATGGTAAACAAACAGGCATCTGTCGATGCGTTCCAGAACAACCCCGATGTAAACCTCATCATCTGTTCAATCAAAGCTGCCGGAGTCGGATTGACACTTACAGCCTCATCAAACGTGGCATTCATTGAATTGGCTTGGACGTATGCCGACTGCTGCCAATGTGAGGACAGAGCGCACCGCATAGGTCAGAAAGACAACGTAACCTGTTACTACCTGCTCGGGCGTGGCACAATCGACCACACCATTTACAACCTCATACACCGCAAGAAGTCCATTGCGAGTGAAATAATGAACTCGGACGATGATATACCAACCGATGAAATGTACTTCGATGAGTTGGTTAATCTCTTCCTCAATACATCGGGATAATGGATATATGCAAGACAGACGTGCAGAAGATTATCAAGTATTTCGATGATGCTGCCAAAGTATATGACACCCTGCCCGGACAACGCAACAACTGCCGTGCGTGGGTTATACGACAAATGATAAAGAAGTTAGAAAAGAAATTATTCACCTTTAATTCAATTCAAAATGAAGAAAAATGACATCGTTGATTACGTAATCAACAACACGACTTTAAGTCGTTCACAGGCAATCGCCGCCACCGAAAGCGTGGTAGAGGCTATCAGCAGTTCACTCGCAAAGGGTGAGAGTGTGTTCATTCGTGGCTTTGCAACAATCAAGGCAGTTACCACAGCCCCTAAAAAGGCTCGCAACATCAGCAAGGGTACTGTTGTCAGCATTCCGGCACAGAACACCGCCAAACTCGTGTTAAGTAAAGAATTGAAAGAACGTATGAACTTGAAAGAATGATGCACGCATATTTCCTCTCGACAGTCCGTTACGACAAGGTAATGGAAAATGGACTATCAAAACCCGTGAGTGAACAATATCTCTTTGATGCTCTCTCATTCACCGAAGCAGAGGCACGCACCATTGAGGAACTCACACCCTTTATGAGTGGCGAATTTACCATTCCCCAAATCGTGAAGCCTCGTATCTCCGAATTGTTCCTGTCCGATGATACAGCAGCCGACCGCTACTACAAGGTTAAAGTTGCGTTCATCACACTTGATGAAAAGAGCGGAGCCGAGAAAAAGACCAACAGTTTCGTACTCGTACAGGCTTCCGACTTCAAGAGCGCCTACGACCGCTTTATAGAGGGTATGAAAGGCACAATGTCAGACTATGAGATAGTTTCGATTGTCGAGACAGCAATAATGGATTATTACCCTGCAAAGAATGATGAAGAGTAAGATGACATTCGATGAGTTGATGGCAGCACACAAGAAAGCTGTTAAGACTCGCAAACGACCCTCGGAAGAGGAACACCACATACAATGCGAGTGCGTGAAATACTTCGCACTACAATATCCCTCACTGCGTGGTAGGCTGTTCGCTGTCCCAAATGGCGGCAGACGTGATGCGACTACGGCGGCAAAACTGAAAGCCGAGGGAGTTGTGGCAGGAGTGGCAGACCTCATCCTCTTGAAAAGCAACCGTGATTATGGTGCTTTGCTCATTGAAATGAAAACACTCAAAGGCAGACAGCGAGACAGCCAAAAGGCTTGGCAGAACATCGTCTGTGCTGACAGCGAGTACAAATATGTGGTGTGTCGTTCCTTTGACGATTTCAAACGTGAGGTGGACGACTATTTGAAAAACGAATAACTCTCTATGGCACGAACTTCAAAAATAGGGCTGGAATACTTTCCGATGGATATAGATATTTTCAGCGACATAAAGATAAGAAAACTAATCAAGTATCAAGGTGGTAAAGCCATTTCGATATATGCTCTGCTGCTCTGTAACATCTACAAGAATGGGTATTACATCGAGTGGGACGAAGAGTTGCCTTTCATCTGCTCGGAACTAACGGGCTTTGACGAGGCGTATGTATTGGAGGTTATAAAGACCTGCCTGTCACTCGGGTTGTTTTCAAAGGAACTGTTCGATGCGGAGGGAGTGCTTACATCAAAGGGTATTCAAGAGAGATACAGTCGTATATGTATTCAATGCCGCCGGGTGTGCAAAATCACAGATTACAGTCTGCTTGCACCGCAAGCACCAAGACAACCACGTAATCATAGGCAGGCAAACAATCAACCGAAGAAAGAGACTGATAAACAAGACACACCACCACGTTACGAACCTTATTCGCTAACGCTCGACCAAGAGATTGAGAAACTGAAAGCAGATGAAGTTTGGCTCGATGGTTTGCAAGTCCTCCACTCGATGAACATAGAACTGCTACGTAACAGCCTCGATGATTTTCGTGTGCAATGTGTGGCAGACGGCAAAGAACGAGGACACCAATCATTGGCTGATGCAAAACAGCATTTCAATTCGTGGTTACGCATAGTGAATAGAAACAAAAAGAAAGAAGATGATAACGCTAAATCCAAAGGACGAAATCAACGTAGAGGAAATGTTCTCTCACCTGATGAGCCGAAAACGTACGGCGACACGTTTTAGATTGCCATACACGCCTCAACAGGTATATGCAATGCTCTATGCTGCGTGCAAAGCCGAGGTCGTGAGCCGTCATCGTGTATTTATCGAAACGCAAGAGTATAAACAGCACCTGTGGGACATTGCCAAGTGGCTGACCTCGCAAGACTCTACATTCGGGCTGTTCCTCTGTGGCGGTGCAGGCAATGGAAAGACAACCATTCTCCGTGCCTTGCAAAACCTCACGAATTTGCTCCGCTCCGATGAGGGTTGGAGTAGCCGACAGGACGATTACCCGGTACGTGGCTACACGTTCATCACGGCAAAGGAACTCGTATTGCTTGCAAAGGCATATAACAATCCCACACGTGAGAATGAAAGCGATGTGTACAAGTTCAAGAGGCTACGCACCATTGAGATACTTGCCATTGACGACCTCGGTCAAGAGCCAAAGGAAAGCATACACTACGGCGACTTCGTTACGGCGGCTATGGATATTATCTCTTTCCGATATGAGGAGCAGTTCTGCACGTTGGCATCGTCCAACCTTACAGCAGCAGAAATAGCAACTTACTACGATGAACGTATTGCCGACCGCTTCCGAGAAATGATGCACATCATCAACTTCGGCACGGAGCAATCATTTCGCAAACCTATAAACAAGTGATTTATGAACAAAGATTACAGTTACTGTTCGGGCGTTACTTGCCCAATTCGCCAGGAGTGCAGACGCTATCTGCCCGACCCACCCGATGAACCATTATGGTGGATACCTCCTGCATACAAGGAGAAATTAAAGTCGTGTCCTCACTTTGAACATAAAACCAACAAACAATGAACACTTTAATCATTATCAAAAGAATTTTCAAACCAATTAAAACAAACAACAGTATGGAAAACAAGACCAAGAAAGTAGAAATCGAAATCCCCGTAGGGAAAGTTGCAAAATGGGTTGATGGTGTACTCACCCTCGTAGATGAGAAGCCACAGGACGTAACAGAGCGCATCAAGACATTTGCCGATGCTTGTCGTGAACTCGGCTCTGACCACCCATTCGTAAAAGCCTATGACGGCTATGTGTCGCATATCCACCAACACGATATGAACGACTATGATTTGGTGGCATACCTCCAACTCCGCATCATCACCGCAGCTCTCAACGAGGGTTGGGAACCTCAATTCACAAAGGGCGAACGCCGTTGGTATTTTTGGTACGACCTAATCACCAAAGAGCAGTACGACAAACTATCTGCTGAGGATAAAAGCCGTGTCGTTGGTCGTGGTGGTTACGTTGCGAGTGCGTACTTCGGTCTCGTTTATGCGTTCGCGAGTCTCGCGTCTTCGTCCTCGTACACGCACTACGGTTCTCGGCTCGCCTTCAAAAGCGAAAAACTCGCTGCCTACGCAGGTAGGCAGTTCGCCGAAATTTATGCCGACTTCTGTTTCAAACCAAAGTCGGAGGAGAAGAAAGGATAATGCAGGGGCAGTGTGGGGGCTGCTGCCTCCGCACTGCCATTTTTCTAACAAACAAATATTCTATCACAATGAAAAAGTACAAAGGAACAAAAGTCGTGTCGGCAGAGCCGATGAACGAGTATTATGCAGTGCAGAAAGGCATTGCAAGACCTAACACCGACAACCACGAGTGGCGTGAGGGATACCGTGTTGTCTATGCAGACGGTTACGAAAGTTGGTCTCCAAAGAATGTGTTTGAGGAGGCGTACAGTCCGATTGAGATTTCTGATGAAGCCAAATTTACGGTTGCAGAACTCATTGACTTTGGAAACTACCTGTTGTCCGACAAGAGAAAGCAAACTATTGAGAGTGCAGAAAACCTCAACGTGGTTGGCGATTGGGACGTGCAGAATTGGATAGACACTCCACGAGATATTGAGTAGAACTAATAACGGAGGGTGGCACGTCCGCCCTCCATAACAAACAAACTGTAATGCAATGAGGACTATCAAATTCAGAGCAAAGAGTCTTGAGGGGCACAATATCGGAGAATGGGTATTTGGCGACCTGCATATCAGAAGTGCTTTTCCCCATATCCATACAGAAGTTGGAACGAGGTGCAAAATAGACCCTAACACAATAGGCGAGTTTACAGGACTATCTGATAAAAACGGCAATGATATTTACGAGGGCGATGTCATTGGTTGTCATAATCCAAGTATCAAGCACTTGATATTCTATAATGAAAAGCAAGGTCGGTTTATGGCTGCTCTCAATGGCGATATTGAAAATGATTTTGTAGGTGTATGCGGTCTTGATGATAGCCGTTGGACAGGTTCGAAAAAGGTCATTGGGAATGTTTACGATAACCCAGAGCTGCTGAAAGGAGGTAACGATGAATAATAAACCAATCCTCGATGCTTGTTGTGGCGGCAAGATGTTCTATTTCGACAAACACGACCCTCGTGTATTGTTCCAAGACATCAGAGACGTGGAAACAACCCTCTGCGATGGGCGACACTTTGAGGTTAAGCCTGATGTACAGGCAGACTTTACCAATATGCCTTACCCGGACGACAGCTTTGCAATGGTCGTATTCGACCCTCCGCACTTGAAAGTCAATAGTTCGGGATGGCAAAAAATAAAATACGGAAATCTTGAAACGGATTGGCGTGATTTGTTGGCCAAGGGATTTGCAGAATGTTTCAGAGTGTTGAAGCCGGGCGGCTTCCTCATCTTCAAATGGAACGAGACCGACATCAAAGTAACGGAAATTCTCAAACTAACACCTGCAAAACCAATCTTCGGGCATATCTCCGGCAAACGTGCCAACACTCATTGGATTTGCTTTATGAAAGGAGGTGCAGAATGAGCAAAGAGGAACAGATACGGCAACTTGAATACAAAATCAGCAATGCGATATATATAGCGAATTGGAGAGAACGAAACGGGTTCAAACATTTAGCAAAACCGATGTGGGATTTGGTGGAACATCTGAAATCGGAATTAGATAAATTAAAAAAATGAGCAATGGGAACATTCTGCGATAACACACTCAACAAGATGTATCAAGCGTTCCGAAAGTGGCGAAAAGAACACCCGGACAGCATCTATATCATCTTCGATACACGTCTAACGTATTGGGGACATCCGCTCAACCGCTACATCGTTACGAAAGGTGTTGAGTTGTACCGCTTCTTCGGTGATGTTGTCGTCAGTACCATAAGCGGAACGCACCAACTCCACCAACCAATAACCTGTGCATCCCAAAAGGAAGCAACGGAACTTTGCCAACGGCTCAATGCAAAGTACGTCCACGATAATGAGCCAATAACATTTGCCAACTGCCCATCGTGGCAAGAGGCTTATAATAAGTATTATCAATAAAATAAACTGATATGACACATTCAGAATTGAGAGTAGGAAACTATGTGTTCAACTATTACAAAGAAATTGTAATGATAGATAGAGTATTTATAGATAGCCAACCTTGTGGCTTATTTCCGTGTGTTGGCTATAAGCACGTTTGCTCGGATTTGGGTAGTTTGTCTCCTGTTAAGATTGATGATGGTTGGTTGTACCGCTTTGGGTTTAACCATAGAGAAGAGTGGAAATCTCGATTAGGATATACTTATTCAAAAGACTCCTGTCCTATAAAAATTGAATACTGCATAGTGGAACGTCGTTATGTAATACATAAAAGTGAGGAGAGTATTAGAGATGGATATTTGATAGAATATGTTCACGAGTTGCAAAATCTATACAAAGACATTGTCGGTGAGGAACTAAAAACTATTGATGTATGAAGAAACGTATCGCAAAAAAGATATACCGCCGTGTACGTCTCGATTTTGACATAGCCTTATTTAACGGTTATACATTCGGGGTAAATCCTTTTATAGAGGAGCGAACGGTTGTATTGGATAAGCCATTACGGATATACAGTAATAGTCAGTTCAAAAAAGCCTGCAAGGTTCTAAATGAACCTATTCCCAAATGTACTTTTGGTTCAACGCCTGTCAAGAGACGTAACTATCGGGTTTATCTAAAAGAGATAGCATATTACCCGAATTCAAATGAAGTGGAAACGATAACAGCAAAAGTAGATTATGAAAAAGAAAATCATCATAACCCTATCACGTGTGTTCCCGGTAACACACAGCCGCCGAGGTGAGCCGACAGGCTTTGCAAGCAAACTCGCTTCGGGAGAGAAGAAGCACACAATCCGCAGTAACTACGACCTGTGGAACGTCAATGCAGAGAAAATGGAACGAGGCAAATTCTACCTCTCCATACGTCAGTGGTCCGGCAGACCTTACAACTCGCCACAGGTGGAGATAGCACAGCGACACAACCCAATCGGCGTTCAGCCTGTGGAACTCTACTACCACGCCGACAACGACACCATAACAGCAAAGATTGACGGTCGTGAATGGCTCGATGCAGATTGCTACACCCTTGCCAAGAATGACGGACTTTCTGTACAGGATTTCAAGGAGTGGTTTTTCGGCAAAGACCCAAAGGAGGATAAAGTATTTAAGGGAGGTATAATCCATTTCACTGATTTAAGATACTGATATGTACAGAATAATGCCGGGTAGTGCCTATAACGGTTGCATACCGATAACTGTCTATTGGGTGCAGGTGCGAAAGAAGACATTCTTTGGGTACAAATGGGAGAATATAAAAGGCTTTGACAGACGAAGCAGAGCCGAGGAATTATTAAACTTATTACGAGGAACAAAATGAAACTACTATACATAGACCTATTTTGTGGAGCCGGGGGAACTTCCTCCGGCGTAAACTCCGCACGTCTCGATGACAAACAGTGTGCGCAGGTTGTCGCCTGTGTCAATCACGACAAGAACGCCATTGCCTCACACGCTGCCAATCACCCAGAGGCAATGCACTTCACCGAGGATATACGAACACTCGAACTCTCGCCATTGCTCACACATCTGCAAAGCTGCCGCCGTCAGTACCCCGATGCGTTGGTAGTGCTGTGGGCATCGTTGGAGTGTACCAATTTCAGCAAGGCAAAAGGCGGTATGCCTCGTGATGCAGATAGCCGCACGCTCGCTGAACACCTGTTCCGTTACATCGAAGCAATCAACCCCGACTACATTCAGATTGAGAACGTAGAGGAATTTATGTCGTGGGGCGATGTGGACGAAAACGGAAAGCCTGTATCAATGGATAAGGGCAAGAGTTACACACGTTGGGTGCGTAACGTAAAGAAGTACGGCTACAACTTTGATTTCCGCATACTCAATGCTGCCGATTACGGTGCGTACACCTCACGCAAACGCTTCTTCGGTATCTTTGCCAAGAAAGGTTTGCCTATCACGTTCCCCGAAGCCACACACAGCAAAGAGGGTTCTACATCATTGTTCGGCTCTTTGGAGAAATGGCGACCTGTGCGTGAGTGCCTGGACTTTGATGATGAGGGCGATAGTATCTTCGGACGTAAGAAACCGCTTGTTGAGGCTACATTGGAGCGTATCTATGCAGGGCTGATAAAGTTTGTAGCAGGTGGCAAAGATGCGTTCCTTGTAAAGTACAATTCAGTCAATAAGCGAACAGGAAAACACATACCGCCGTCCATTGATGAGCCTTGCCCCACAGTTGCCACACAAAACAGACTCGGCTTGGCAAAAGTCTCGTTTCTATCCAAGCAGTTCAGTGGCGACCCAATGAGCAAAAACGTGTCGGTCGAAGCACCTGCCGGAGCAATCACCTGCAAAGACCACCACGCATTTATTTCGGCATATTACGGCAATGGGCATAATCATTCCATTGATGGAGCATCGCCAACGCTGACAACAAAAGACCGCCTTTCTATCATACAGACAGAACGGTTTATTGATATGCAGTACGGCAACGGTACTCCTGCTTCATTGGAAGAGCCTGCCAATACAGTAACGACAAATCCAAAGTTCAACCTTGTATCAGTAAAGAGACATTATCTTCTCAACCCTCAATACAAGTCGCCCGGAGGCTCGGTCGATAAACCTTGCTTCACACTCATTGCGAGAATGGATAAAATGCCGCCTTATTTGGTCGCTACGGAGAGCGGAGAGGCTGCGATAGAGGTTTATACTACCGACAGCCCAATGACGGCTAAAATCAAGGAATTTATGGCTCTATACGGCATTGTAGATATTAAGATGCGTATGCTCAAAGTTCCCGAACTCAAAAAGATTATGGGCTTCCCCGATGACTATGTATTGGTAGGCACACAGGCTGAGCAGAAGAAGTACATCGGCAATGCCGTAGAGGTTACAATCGCTCGCCGTTGGTGTGAGGCTCTATGCGCCAAACTCAAAGAACACTTTAAGAACGCTGCTTGATATGGACGCAAAAACATTCTTCCAAAAGGTTGCCCTTATGCGTAAGGCTCAAAAGGAGTATTTCAAAACTCGCAACCAAACTGCCCTGCGTAACAGCAAGGCTCTTGAAACCGAAATTGATAATGAGATTGAGCGTGTGAATAAAATCATTGGCACACCTCAACCTCCCAAACAGACTAATTTGTTTAACGATTAAATAATTACATTATGCACTCAACAGTATTGACAGAAATCATTGCATTTCTTCTCGGACGTAAGTATTACGCCAACATCATCGCCACCAAAGGCGTAGCCAAACAGGAAATTTGCTCGTACATCTTCGCCACTCGTGAAGCTGCCGAGAAACACCGTATGGAGATTGAAACAACAATGTCGTTCCGCTTCGTTGAAACGGTATCGTTCCGCTCTCGCAAAATATTTCTTGATGCAACGGTAAGAAGTTAAACCATACAGAACACAACCTTACGTTATTTTTGGACTATGATATTCAAGAAAGTAAAAAAATGGTGGCAGTCGCTTCGGTACTACGTCATTGCCGACCCTGCCGATAACTCTGTTACACTCTCAAAGGCGTTGTTCAACCACATCAAGGACAACGCCCACGAGGGCGATGAGGCTCGTGTATTCGTGTTCAAGGTAGAACATAGTTATGGATTTATGACCAATCCCGGTATAGAGCAGCCAACACAGATGTGCGATATTCAGTATAACGACAAATACCGTTGCATCGGATTTGAAACACTCTGTCCGTCTGTCGGTCATATTCTCTATAACTACGGACTGAATGCCACACAGCGTGTCAAATTGTCAGTCTCTGTCTGCCGGACAACACAAGGTAAGTTATATTATCAATTCGACCGACCCGATGCAAAGCATATTAGGAAATACACGAAAGGCTGATATAACCTTTCATCGTGGGGGACGTATCAACATATCCGCTCGTGTGTCAAAGTCGCTTGGCTTGGCACACGGCGATGTCGTTGATATAATGGAGGGAACAGGCGAAACCTATTTGTACGTCAAGCATCGTGCGCCTGTTGTCGGCAAACACGAGGGAATGGTATTCCGCTCCAACAAGAACGGACACCATTGCGTAGCCTCATCAATCACGCTCTGCCGCTACATTATGTCTCGCTGTGGAGGTGGCGACAAGGTGCGTTTGTGCTGCGGCACTCCTGTCGAGTTACAGCACTACGGGACAGCATTACCAATCATCATTAAGTATATATTATGATTAAGGAGATTAAATACAATGGATATTCAGCCAACCCCTCGGACTATGAATGTGCCGATGGCGATTTGGCTACCACAATGGGGTTGATACAGGAGGACGGAACAATGAAACCTGTACTGCCGCCGTCATTAGTTCTGCAACTCGAAAGCGGAGAGAGTGTCAAGTATATACACGAAACAGCCAATTTTAAGCATTACATCATTCTCAAAACAAACGGCTCGATGCAATGGTGGGACGGAAAGGGAACAAGCACACCTGCATCATTGCGCACGTTTACAACGACTATCTATCAAGTAACGGCAGTGGGCAATACACTTATCGTTCTTGCTTCTGACGGTATGCACTATTTCCTATGGAAAGGAACTTCCGAGGGATATTTGTATTTGGGTACAGAAATACCCGAATGTCCTTTGTCGTTTGGTTTGCAGGGGGAATATATCGAAGAGGAAAAATTTGAAATTAGTTATGATGCTATAAGTTTTAAGGATGACGATAGCTTAACAACAGCAACAGACCCGTATTGTGCTGAATTTACAGACAGTAATAAAAAGAACATTACGAATCAAGTTCTTGCAAAGGTGAATAAGTTTATTGCAGAACATTCAACATCAAAGGGTAAATTCATATATCCATTCTTATTGCGTTACGCATATCGTTTATATGATGGTACACTTACAAAACATTCCGCTCCTATACTGATGATTTGCAGTTCTGACCTTTGTCCAGAGGCTTTTGTAACCAGAGTATTTAGTACCAATGACGATGACAGTGCTAATAGGGCTGAGATTACTCTTTCCGCTGTATTGCATACATTGGATTATTCAGTAGTTTCTCAATCAAAATTGGAAGAATTGAAAAAATGGACTGACATAATACGTTCTGTAGATATATTTGTATCAAAGCCTATTTATACATATGACCAAAATGGAGAATGTGAACGTTTTGTAAGGCTAAAGGATAGTGATAGTTATACTGTTTGTAAAGTTATCAATCAAAAAGCATCCACAAGTACATATCCAATGCGTTATCAAAAGCATAATATGCACTATATCTACTCGCTGTATCATAACAATTTTTCTACTATTTGTCGATATAGATTAAAATTGCCATCAAAGAGTGTTGACGCAGTTAAAGAGGATATCCGTTCTTGTTCTCAATTTTACTTATTAGAGAGTATGAAGATTGACCAATTATCTACTACACGAATTGCGATAAATGTCGAAGAGGACTATTTACAGTCTCTTGTTACACGTGAGGTTATGACGGATGATTATGATAGCCACGATAAAATAATGCCTCAATATGCTTTCCCATATAACGGTCGTCTTAACCTTTCTAATGTTAAGAAAACTTTATTTACAGGTCATAGTGCATACTCTTTGTTCCCTCATAGTGATGGTTATGTTTATAAATGGGGTGATACCTCCCCAACAATGATGGACAGAACAGAGTCTGTAACCGTTTATGTATATATTAAACAGGATGGAAGAGATATAGTTGTTAGGGGTGATACAGGTTCTATTGGATATAATGCTCCTATTTTGTTCTTTTATTATCCAAATGTCAATGCTTATAAAGCCGTTATTGTTAAAGCGTATTATCCACCTTATGATTATTACGAAGTACCATTGGTACAACACGATTTCTTGAATGGCGCGTTCTATTTTGGGGGCTGGGATGATTTGAGCGTTGAAACAACGACAAGCCCTACCGCATCAAGTATTGCGGAGCGTACCATCAATATTACCAACAAAATCTACACTTCCGAGGTAAACAATCCGTTCTATTTCCCGGTACTCGGTATCAACACCGTAGGAACAGGAGACATTCTCGGCATTTGTGCTGCCGCAAAAGCATTGTCAGAGGGTCAGTTCGGACAGTTCCCACTCTATGCGTTCACTACGGAAGGAGTTTGGGCGTTGGAGGTTTCCAATACAGGAACGTACTCCGCAAAGCAACCTATCACACGTGATGTTGTTATCAATCCCGATAGCATCACACAGATAGATAGTGCCGTGCTGTTTGCCACAGACAGGGGCATTATGCACATCAGCGGCTCAACAGTACAGTGTATCTCCGACCGCCTCAACACAGAGGAAATGTTCAGCATTGCCGACCTGCCGAAGTGCGACAAACTAATCAACATCTTCAATGGCAAAGCCAATGAAAGCGAACAGATAACGCTTGACGACATCAGCCTGTTGCCGTTTAATGAGTTCCTGCAAGGTTGCCGGATGGTGTACGACTACACCAATCAGCACCTCATCGTATATAACCCTGCGGTCCGATATGCCTACGTCTATTCGTTGAAGTCTCAAACGTGGGGTATGATGCGTTCCGACATCGTGGATAACGTCAATTCCTATCCCGAAGCCCTTGCAATGGCTGACGGTGCAAAACTCGTGGATTTCTCAAAGCCTGTGGCAGAGAACATCACAGCACTCATCATCACACGACCGTTTAAGATTGACGACCCTAATACGTTCAAGACCATCAACACCATTATTCAGCGTGGTATGTTCCGTTCTACGCACGTTCAGCAGGTGCTGTATGGCTCCAACGACCTCATACATTGGCATACCGTATGGAGCAGCGTAGATAAGATTATGCGAGGTTTCAGAGGCACACCGTACAAGGCGTTCCGTCTTGCTCTTGTCTGCAAGTTCGATAAGGGAGAAAGCATATACGGTTGCACCGTAGTATATGAGCCACGTATGGCAAACCAAGTTCGATGATTTTGTTTCTCATAGTTAGATTTAAGGTTAATAATGAAGAGAGCCGGGATGCGTGATGCACCTCGGCTCTTGTTTCTTAAAACGGCTTGCATTTGCGCCTTATCTTTCCTGTTCTCGACACAAGCGATGTCTGTATCTTCGTTTTCAGTTCTCTGAACTTCTCTTCCCAATTTGCTTGACTGCCCGGGTTGGTAATGCTCATCCAATCGGCAAGCACCCTGCATACAAGGTACTCGTGTACCAAATGCGTGAGCAGTTTTAGAGTGGTCAGCGAAAATCCATCGGGCAAGTTCAGCACGATGTGGTACTCCTCGGGAGCAGTCATTACGTCAGTCATCGCCTCCTGTCCCTCGGGTATCTCTTCTTTGGAGTATGGGAACAGCATTTCCACACATTCGGCGTGCGCAAGGTTGAGCACTCTCGTTACACGGTCAATGTTGCCCTTTGCTGCAATGTCGAACACCTGATGCCTTGCGTGTTCATCGTCTGCTTTCATTATGTCGCCCTCAACAAACGAATAGTTCTCGGCATCATACAGCAACTCCGTACGTTTGAATGTCAGCGTAACAGCCTTTGACTGCTGCTGCCGACCATCACAGCACGGATACATTAGGCGTATGTGGGGCGTTCCGGGCGACTACGCTTGTAAAGAGCACGCTTCACGTTCTCCAAACTTACAGCCGAGTGCGAAATGTAGGTGTCTGCATCCTCCTTGTTGGTGATAGCAAACCAATCGCCCAATGCCATATCCACCAAGTAAGCGTGAATACTGTTGCCGAGGCTGTCAGCCGAAGCATTGTTGTAGTTGCTTGGCAACTCAAACGACAAAATCAGTGTGCCGTCATTGTCAATCTCATTGTTGATGAGGTTGTCGCTCGTGGTCTTGTCTTCCGACAGATACTCTCCGAGCAGACTTTTCAGCATTGCAAAAGCGTTAGCCAACGAGCGGCGGATTTGGTAACTGTTCTCAACGTCATCACTCGCCTGCATATTGGAAGCAGCCTCATAACTCTTTTTACCTTCTGCCTCACGTGCCTGTCCTGTCAAATAGGCTTTGTTCTGAATGTCGAAGATAAGTTCCTTAACCCTCTGGGTCACGGTCAGTGTTTTTTTGTTCTCTGCCATATCAGTTAAATAATTAAGTGAATAAATTAGTCATCGTATGTGGGGCGTGTAGGGCGTTTCTTATAGAAAGCCTTACGCATAATGTCCTCAATGTAGGTGGCAGCTTCGGTGGCATATCCTGTTGCTTCACTCTTGTTGGCAAACGTGTACCACTTCGCCGTAATGTTCATTACAAAGAACGAGAACAGGCTACGCTGCATACTTTCTGTTAGGCTCTCATCAAACGCCGACGATAGCCCCAATGTAAGCACATACGCACCCTCCTCGGTCTCATTCTCCGATACAAGCACCTTTTTCAAACTGTTGCAAACCATATTCTTGCACTCGTTCCAAAAGCGTTCAAGCATCGTCTTGTCTTCCTCGGTGGTAGAAATCACCTCGTATGCGTGCTCATCGTCCATCTTTGCACCTGTGTATTCGGTAGTCTTTGCCACCTCGTCATACACAGCCTCTTTGCTGATTGTCAATGTTACTTCCATAATCAAAAACTAAATAGGTTATACGACACACCGATACCTACGTATGGGGCGAACTGCGGTGTGCCTTTCAATGTAACGCCATATCCAACCTGTACACCCACGCTCCAACGCTTCGGTTTGCTGTATTCTTTAATGGTTACAACCTCACGAGGCATTTTGAAGATGAGGCTGTCAAGGCTCGGATTATAGCCACTCACGAACGCTGTATAGGTGTCCTCATCATAAACCTTTTGCGTGATAGGGATAACCACATTCGCGCTGTCGGGAACGATTTTGCCGAAATTTTGTACACTATCCTGCAAGTTTTTATCACTTTCGGGAAATTTTTGCACGCTTTCGGGCAATTCTGTTACGGTTTTGTTCGGGAAGTTATCTTCCTTATCATCGGCTTTCGGTAGTGTTGCCGTAACATATTTTATCACTGTGCTGTCCTTTGGCACAGGTTTGTAGTACGGAATGGTATCTACAAACGTGGTCTTGATAGTGTCCCTGTATGGCTCTGCCGTTCCTTCTGTGTAATGATGCACATTGAGCATTAGCGAAGCCACGAACACCGCCAAGAACAGCAGTAGTGCTATGTTTTTAAGCCTTTCCATATTCCTCAACGTATTTTTTGATGGCATCAACGTGTGTCGTTACCACTGCCTCATATCCCTCCTTTGATAAGATGTACGCAAGGTCTTGCTCATTATCCATAAAGAAATTTTCAGTTAGCACCGCAGGACATTTCGTCTTGCGCAAGATATAGAAACCCTCCTCCCAATCGGGGTCGCCGTCCGAAAACTCCTTGCGTATGGTCTGCCCGGTAAAGTTCTTTGCCGCCTCCACATACAGCATAGTGGCAAATTCATCGCTCTTGGTCTTACCCTTGCTTGTGTAGGCACTCCACCCACGAGCCTTGCCCCATTCGCCGTTTTTCGATGCGTTGCAGTGAATGGAAACAAGCACCACGTTTCCTGCACCCACACGTCCGCAAATCTCGTTCACACGCCTTGCACGCTCTTCCAATGGAACGTCAATCGTTTCTCTTGTGATGAGTTCTACATCGTAGCCCTGCATCAGTAGTCGTCTCTCGATAGAGGTTGCTACCTCACGTGCATAGAGATACTCCCTAAACTTTCCGTCCGGGCTTCTCTTGCCTGGTGTATTCTCGCCGTGTCCGTTGTCAATAAGTATCTTCATATCCTAATCGGTAAGTTTGTGATAGAAATCAAGTCTGATTTTAGAATAGACAGCCTCAACATTCGTGAACGCACGTGCATTGTTCTGTGTCTCGGCATATACCTCACTCTCAACAACACCTGCAACCCAATCAATCCATTCGGGTGTGGTGTACTGCGTCAATGTCTTACCCCTGTATCGGTGGTTGTCGAAGCGGCTGTTTCTGTCCTCGTGCAAGTTGCAGAGCAACGTGCGTATCTTCGCTTTGGTCGCTTCCTTGTTGACGATGTTGTTCTCCTCACGCACCTTTTTGATGATGCGGCACACACGCTCCACAGCCAAGTCAAAACACGTGTTAGATATGTTCTTTATCTGCAACAGCGTAGCAGGGCGCATACCGTCTGCAATGTCGTTCAGCAGCTCATTCTGCTTGTTGGTGGTCTCCAAGAGTTCGTTCATCATCTTGGCATTGTTGGTCATCGTGCTGTCAATGATACTCTTGAACCATTTGAATAGAGCAACCCACATCAATAGCGACAATACGATGAATGCGGAGCATATAACCACCATTACACCGAAGTTACTGATACCCTCGGCAATCTGTGTTACACCTTGTACCTCGTTCATAGCACTGCCCTTATAGTGTGTCCTACAAATGCTCCGACTGCTGTCAGTCCAAAGTCTATCCAATCCCATTCACCGCCGTGCGCCTTGTCTTTATACTCCAAAGCACCTGCGGCAACCAAACCTGCATACCCGGCACAATACCAACTGTTAGCACCTATGCCGATACACATACCTCCTAAAAGGTGTTTCCATCTGCTGCTCGTTTTCAGCCATTCAATAAGTTTCTTCATAAAATGTATCTGTTATTGGTTAAATACACTCAAATCGAGGTTGTCCTTTTCCTGCCAACCCTCATCAAGCACCTGCTGAACGAACGCCAACGATGTCATATAGAACTCCTGCAAATCATCAAGCGTAGTGAACGTGTGATACATAGGCTGCTCGTCTGTGCCGAACTTGAACTTCACAGGCAACGATTGTCCGCCTGTCTGCACAGCCAAGTCATAAGCTGCCTTGTAATTAAATTGGTTTTCTGTGGATAGCCATATAGGCATATCTTTCCACACCAAGCCGCACAATATCTTTTCCTCCACATTGCGGTTGATTTGGGCGATGATAATCTCCTTTATCTCATCCTGTGTAGGCTTACGTGTGAAACGCTCCCTATAAGTCCAACCCGACACGCCATCTGTGCCGTAACCGTATATCAGTTCCCATTTATTGCGACCGATTTTCATTAGGCGGTCGTGCCTCTCGGTGGCTCCGTATCTTTTTTCCATTGCGATGCACTAATTAGTTTCTACAAAAATACTTGCTCCGCCTTTTTTCAGTTGTTTATCTTGTTACGCTTCCGCTATGTGAAACTGTACTTCACTTTGTTACCGTCAAAACGCTCACTTGTGATTTTGGTCTCAAATGGGAAACCGTCCTCAATGTCGCTTATCTGGTCAAGGATATTCTTCATTTCCTCCGAGGCGGTAAAGAACTTGCCCCATTGCTCGGTCTGCTTGTCTTTGAACGAAACGAGATAACGACCATCGCCGTGAGGTGTTTTCATATCCGTCTGATAGTCGTGTACCTCAATGGGTATGTTCTGAATGGCTGCAAGTCTTACAGTGTTACCCGGAAATCTTTTCTTTCCGTCTTTCGGGGTGTAGGTTACACCCAATTCTCCAAACTTTTTCATTTTCTTTCCTGTTAGTTTATAATACAAATGTTTGCAATCAGCGTGGCACGCCATTCCTTTGAATGAGCCGATAATGGATTGCCTGCGCTTTCTCGATTTCACCTTGGCCAAGTGTCGGGCAGCTTTCTGTTTCGTTCGCTTTCGTATCAGCGAATGTGTGCGATAGTCCACATAGCCGAGGTAGTCAAGTCCGCATTCTTCAAGAGGGCGCACAGCCTCGTTGGGCTTCACTCTCAATCCGATGCTTTCAACGTGGGCTACAAGAATGTCCCTCAATCGCCATAGTTCCTTTTTGCTGCTTGCCAACATTACAATGTCATCGCAATAGCGGTAATACAGATAGCGCACCTCAAAAGAGCCGTCTTTCTGCTCCAACTCGTACGATGCTACCTCCGATGTCATAAGGTGGTCTAACCTCGACAGGAACAGGTTGGCGAAACATTGAGAGGAACGCAATCCCTTTGAAATGCCCTCGGGGAGCAACTCAATAAAGTTGTCAAGTATTGGCAACAGCACAGGGTCGCTGATGTATTCTCTTATCAATGCTTTCATTCTCCACTGCTCAATACTATCGTAGTAGTGGTGTATATCGCACTGATAGTAGAACGGTGTCAGTTCCGGCACGCTCTTTACATCGGCTTCAACAATGTGATGTAGCCAATGCATACCACGTCCGGGAATACTTGCCGCCGTGTTCTTGATGAGCGTAGGGTAAGTGTATTTCTCAACAATTACCATAATGGCGTGGCAACCTATACGCCCATACACTCGTGGGGCTTGCACTCGCCTTACTTTCGGACCATCTTTGACCTCCATTTCGTTGAACTCGGTAATTCGGAATGTTCCGTTTTCCAAGTCTTTCAGCAGCCTGCTACACATCTTCTCTCGTTGAGGGTAGTATTTCTCACGCTGTTCCTTACATTCAAGGTGGCTGACAACGTAGTCAAAGGCTTCCTCTACATTCTCCCTCGTGGCAATCTCGCTCATCAGATTGTTGAGGGGAAATATTGTCTTTTCCATATTGTTCTATGCCTTCAAGGCACTCAGTTATGTTCCGGCTTTCTTCCTTGCGGAGAGGGTTGCCGAGGCTCGTGTCTCTCGCTCCCTGCGGTGGCTACACGTAGCCGTGCAGTTAGAACGATTATATATAAGCGTAGTGAACAACACCCACGTTTATTTGCTTTGATTGTGAGCCGAGAGCCGTTGTTCGTGTTCGAGTTCGAAGATGCGTTATTCGCGTTCGCATAAACGAGACCGTAGTTCGCATTCGCATTGTTACCACCACGACCAACCACACGGCTATGGAGACACTCTACCTTTTTTGCAGTCTTGCGACTGCCGTTAAACTTTCATTTCTTTTCTCGCCGCCCTTTGCCGGGCGGTAACAGGCAAGAGTGAGCAGACCCCTAAACAGGGTCTCTCACTCTGACGTGTTTCGTTCTTTTCGCTTCCATCGCTTTACTCAATTTCGATTTTTCCGATGAAGGCGAGCCGAGAGCCGAAGCCCGTGTGCGAGAGCGAAGATGCGCTATACGCGTACGCACAAACGAGACCGCAGTACGCATCCGCACTGTAACCACCACGACCAACCACACGGGCTTTTTCACCCGAATAGTAGTAACTATCGCTGTACCATTGGTTATAGGCATAACTATCGTTTGTCATTCTCGAAGCGATGCAGTCACAGTAGCGACCGAAGCGTACACGACCGATAGTGTAGTGCGTTGCACTTGCGGCACAAGCCTGTACACTACGCTCTGTATCAGTTACAGGGTCGTAAATATGCCAAACTCTATCAATCACATCGGCTGCAATTGAATTGCCTTTGTTTTTCAAGAATGACTTGTACGACACCACATTGATTGCTACGTGGTCTGCCCATTCAAAGTTACAAGCAACGAAGTTCTGCAAACCGAACATCAAGTTACCGATGTTACTGCCCGAATACTTGCGTGTCTGATTACCGTAGGTGTTCAACGAGTTCGCACCTGTGGTGTAACCTGAACTGCAACCATAACCACAATATGCCTGTACGTCACGAGTACCAATCAACGCCATAATGAGGTTGGCAACGTCCTTGCTCATTTCATAGTCGATGAGTTGGTATCCATTCCTGCGGAGCTGTGCAAGGTTTTGGAAATCTTTCATCGTGTATTTGAGCGAGTTCGGTGCTTGTGAGTTCGTCACTCTGCCGTTCTCATCATACGTCCAATCGACACTTGTCTGCGATGTGTTTGCACCGACCTGTGTTTTCACACCACTGATAGAGCGCAAGCGCATAAGTCCGTCCACCGATGCACCATACACGCCGATAAGGCGGTCGGGAGTATGTACCCAATCCGGCTCAATAGCCTCAATGGCATTACTATCTACGGCAATCGCCTCTGCATCGTCAAAACCTGTCTGTGCCGAGAACACAAAGCGTTTAGCACCCTGCGGAACATCGCAGAAGATGTATTCGCCAGGTACAAAGTCAAACAGCGAATGGGTAACGTACATATTGAACAGCGACACCACATTGTTGTCGTCATCAACGAAAGCACCACCAATAGCACTTGAATTGACACCCGGGAAACGTACCTGCTTCATACCCTCAACGTCCATCGAGTAGGTGTTGTGGTTGGCATTCTCGGTAACCGACAAAGGCTCTCCAACTGCATTGCCCGACAAGAATACCGATGTGAGTTCGTGCAATAGGATTTCACTCAACTTATAGCGTGAAACCTTGTTGGCTGTACTTATAGGCTCGTCTTTCTGCGATGAGGCAAAGAAGTGTTTCTGCTGATTTTTATAGTCATTCACACCCTTGTACCAATACGGCTGCAAACGCTTCATAATATCGAAGCCCTCGCCCGATGTATCGCCCAAGTCGAGTTGCTCACCATCTGCGAAGTAGTTGTAATCCTCATCGCTCAACTGACGGCATTTCATCACTCCTGCACTTGCATCGTAGATTGCACGGTAGGCGTGGCTCTCTGCCTCAATGCGTGCAAAGTGTCCGCTCTTTTCGTACTTGTTGCCATACAGGTGACCTGTCTTGTTATCCACATTCGTGATGTTGTAACAATCAGCCTCTGCATCGTTGAAGATAACTTGCGAGAACTGTGCGTTATATACGCTCAACTCTTTGAAGTAGGCTTGCAGAGCTGTTACCTCGCTATCCTCAACAAGTTCGGTCAATATCCAACGTCCTGTGATACCGCTACACTGTCCCTGCTCGTCATACGCATTGCCGTTGGCATCAAGACCGATTGCACCGCTATCCTTGACAGCACGGAGCATATCAACGCTTGCCGACACGTTCACGTTAGGAATACGAACGGTTTTCAACGCACTTGCAGTGGTAATCTGTTCCAACAGGCTCATTGTATCAACGTGAGAACAGTTGTTCACAAATACCTTTGCAACCTTGCCCATACCTGCAATCTTCAAACCGCCCGGATAGGTAAGGCTTGGCAGATTATTCAGCACAATTTCGGTCATTGTGTCGGGCAGTGTCAGTTCCTTGATAGGCGATGTCTCGGCAAGGGTAATGGTAGAAAGCGAGGTGCTTTCTGCATATACCGATACCAAGCGAGGACACTTCGAGGCGTTCATCGTCTGCACCTCGGTATTACGCACATCAAGAATACGCAAGAACGGCATATCGCCCAAATCAAGATTGGTCATATAGCCTGTGTTACCGGGCGACATAGTCCAATCTCCGTGTGTCTTGCTACCCAAATACAACTCCTGCAAGAGTGCCATTTTCGACAAGGTGTTACCGAACTGTGGGTCGATGCTCACTTCGCTCAAGTCAAGCATACTCATACGGTCTGCCTGGTATATGTAGAGCATAATGTTCTCACCGTGTTGGAAGTTGCTGAACACACCCTCTTCGCCTGCTTGCAGGTAGATACCCTCGGTAATGTTACCGCTATCGTTACCGATACCGAAATAACCTGTCTTGGCTGCTTTGAAACGGATAACTGCACCGTCCTTTGCACCAATACGACCACCGATATAACCGCTTTCAGCCTTGAAGTCGCCACAACGGTAGTAACCGTCTCTGATGCGCCAACGCTGTTCGATGAACGCAGGAAGCGAGGTTAAACCAAGACCTTGCAGAGCATAGAAATAGATGTCGCTATAACCTGTGTACTTGATGTACTTACGCTCTCCGTCAAAACTTGAAACAACCTTTGGCCACTTCTTCAGACGCTCATCAACAAAGTAGTGTAAAGCACCCTTTGGCGAGAATGGTCCTGCACCAATGCCGAGTGTGTCCGGCAATGAACGCATAGTGTCAGCGATAGCCAACAGGGTAATGGTGTTGCCGTTTTGGTCAACCTCCATTGTCTGCTGTCCTCTGATATTGTTCCAAAGCACAGAGCCACGTCCTGCGTATGCGCTGCTTGTCAAGTCGCCCGGGTCAACTTCGGGGTCAATGGTCTGTCCACCGTCATTGTCCTTGCCGTTACAGGTATCGCAGTCGTACACCTTGTTACAGTACATACGGCGTGCGTTCATACCGTTCGCACCGCTATACACACCGTCTTTTACGCTACAACCGTCCTCCAAGAACCACATAGGCTGCATATTCTTCGCCTGTTGGTCAACGGCGGCAAGGTAGTCTGTAAAGAGGTAGTACGCCACAAGAGAGTACGGATTGGCATATTTCCACATCTGCGTTTTCCAAATGTTCTGCCAAGTGTCGGCAAGTTCAGCCTTTGAATAGTCGCAACTATTACAGAACACCAACATCTGATACAGGTCGTATGGAACTTTGCGACCCATTGCCAAGTCCTCTTGCAGTTGGTCATCGTCAATCATACACTCGAAGTAGCGTGTCCACATCGGGTATGTAGGCTGTCCGAGTTTCAGTTTGGTAACCCAAGATGCTTCGGCTGTGGTCGGCTCCATCATATCGGCAATGCTGCCAACGCCCTGCCACCAATTCAAGCCGTCATAACTCAACAACTCGTAACCGCTCACAGGGTTAAGCACCTTACCTGTAATCTGCCACTTGCCGTTTACCTGCTTCATTTCGCCTTTCTGTGCCGTCCACGCTCCGCTCTCGTATGCCATAAAGCGGTAGTTCTCGCCACAGTAGAGCGACAACAGGTAAAGTTGGCTCTTGTCGGTAGTGCTGTCATTCTTGAAGCGCATTTCGATTTGGTCAAGTGTTTCGCCCTCCTTACCGAAATACTCAATGAAATCGCCATAGTTCACACAGCCCAAGTTGTAGCCGGGTGTATCGAGGAAACCAAGTGCCAACTGTTCGTTCTTATCCTCTTTCCAATTGCCCTTTGCGTGAAACCAAGCATCGGTAAGGCTCTCCATTGTCGAACGGAATGCCGCAATCGGGTGGTTGGCGGTTGAGTGGTTCATCTGTAAGCCTGTCAGCTTTACTCCTTTCTTCTCCCAAGTGCCGTCAAAGGCTCGCTGTGCAGGGGTCAGATAGTTGCTGCCGAGCGCACGATAAGTAGCGTTCATCAAGTCACAAACACCGCAGTCGTTTACACCCGAACTGTCCGAATAGTCCACCTTTACGGTGATGATGCTTACAGGAATTGAGTTTTCGCCTACACGCACATAGCCGAGTTTCATCAATTCGTATGAAATCAACGCATCCTCGTTGGTGTAGTCCGGGTAGATAGGTGTTACTTCCCAACCCTCATTCTTGCGCAAGTAGAAGCGGTCATTCTTGATAGGACGTTTTGCCGAAGTCGTACCCTGTCTGCGCCACTGAACTTTTACTGCCTTAAAACTGCGCCAAGGCATTGTCGGGTGGTAGTAGTACAGCGTACACTCAAACTTCTTACTTGTGTCAATATCGCCGTCAAACGTGTCAAAGGTGGATTGCTCCTGTACTACGACATAGTACGGGATACCTTTCTCTTTCAGTTTTTCAAGTGTCGGGCGGTTCTGCGTGTCAAGCACATCCTCTTTCTCGTACTCCGCAATCATAGCAGGGGTATCGGTCAATTTGCACAAGTAGTTCTGAAATGCCTGTGCCCACTCATAATGGCTGTCGTAGGCAAGGAAATAGTACAGATACAAATCGCCCTCTGTTCCATTGAATGTGATTGTCTTGCTGTTGAGGATAGCACCGCTATTGCTGATGTAACCGATACAGCCCACCTCCTCACCGTCCAAGTACAGTTTGATGCACGAGTAGTTGCTGCCACCACGTGTTACATAGATGGTGGACGGCTCAACGACTACAGCCATTGTGTGTTTCTCGGCACACTTGAACGAACGCTCTACCAATGTAGGCTGTCCTGTCTTGCAGTAGATAGCAGCCTTATTGCCGCACAAATAGAAACCTACACCACTATCGGGGTCGTAGCACTCAATGAGTTTGGCACTTGCCTCCTTGATGTTCTTTGTGGCAAAGGCAAACTGAATGGCATTACCTGTCGTGCGTTCTGTGGCTGAATTGCCGTATGGGTTATAGCCGACAATCTCTGCCGTTACATTCTCTGCAATACGCAAACAACGCTCACCGAGGTAGTCCACGAAACCGTTGCTTGAATAGTTAGAGCCTTTCACAACCATTTCCACGCCATTGTTCTTAATGGTGTGGTCGCTCTCGCTGTTGCTACGGCTTGCAAAGTCAAAGCCGAACAAAGCACCGTCTTTGATGACGGCACCAATGGCACTGCCCGATACAGTTACCTCTATTGGATTGGTTATTGAAAGACCACTCTCTGCGTGTACGATGATTTGCTGTGTTCCGTCAGTACGGTAGCCCTGTATCTGCTTGTTTACCTTGATAGTCTCGGCAATCATAGCCTCAACTGAGGTTACAAGTTCATCGCCATAATACACCCTAATAGGTGTCTCGGTCTTGCCCGAAGTGTATGCGGCAACCTCAACGGTCAAGTTGTCATACAGGCGCAACGAGCCGTTATTGGTGTCGTTGAAGCGGATAGCAACAATCGGTGTCGTGTTGTCTGCATCAACGCACATAATAGCCGAATAGATGGTGTTACCTCTTACTCCCGACTTGGTTTCAATACCGTAAAGACGTACAGGGTATGCACCGTGCAAAAGTCTTTCGCCACCTCCGAACACATTGCTTGGATTGACAGAAATACTCTTGGTGTAACTGTCGCTTACGGTTGCTTCACCCAACTTCTTCCACTCACCATTATAGAGCATTTCCACTACGGCAAGGATAGATGAAGAGTTGTTCGGGAACTTATAGAACTGTCCGATACTCTTTGCTCCACCGCCTACGGTCAATGCTGTGCTGCTTGTGTAGTTGAGTGCCATAGGCTGCTCAACGGTAACATCGACCGCCACAATGGTAATGGCTTTCTTCTTGCTGTTTCCGTCAGCATCAGTAGCCTGTACAAAGAAACTCTTTGATGCGGCACTGCTGAAATACTCTGTGAAGTCAAGGGCAAACTTGTAATCGGTGGCACTTGCCGAACCGACCTCGTTCATACTCTCGCTGAACAGTGTCAAGCCTGTACTTGCATCAACGATAGCGAGGCTACGGATAACGCCCAATACCTCGTTGCCGTCCGGGTAACTTACGCTACGCAAGGCAACATTTACGATGATGTCCGAGCCGTATGCTACGGTAGGTGCAGCTTCTTCAAAGTAGATAGACAGGGTGCTGTCCTCGCTCGAACCGCCACCTCCTGTATTCTTCGGTATCTTGATTTGCACATCGGGAAGTTGTGCGCCGTTGAGATTTACAGCCTTGTAATAGATGTAGTCCTCATCGCTCTCTTCGTCAAAACCGCCGATGGCTTTCTCCTGCATTTCGTATGCACCGCCTGTTGAAAGGGCTTGCTTGCCGCCTTTCTCGGGAACGTCTGCGGTCTCAACTTTTCCGCTACCGCCGCCACCGAAAGCAACCCAAGGCTTTTCATCGGCAGGGTTGATGTCGGCTACCTCTCGTGTGAACTGATAGGCAAGCCATACAGGTGCGCCGTTGAGGTCGGTGTCTGCGGTCTTGAATGTCAGCACAACACCGCTCTTGAAGTAGGATAGTCCGCTTTCTTTCTCCAAGTCCTGCACGGCTTGAATGGCGGTACTCAACGAATACTCGATGTTATCACAAAGGGCATTTACATTGATTGTGTTGCCAATGCTCTCTCCGTTTGCACCGAAGTCAGTCCAATTGCTTTCAGTAGTCCAATCAGCGGTATTTGTCCACTGCTTCGACTGCCAACCATTTTCTGTAAGGAACGTAAGCACCACGCCCGGTATCTGAATGAGATTGCTGTCTGTTCTTGTTGCAATGCGGTCAAGGGCTACAGCAAACGTGATTTCTCTACCTTGTAATTCTAATAGTTCGTTTACGTTGATTACGCTTCGGGCTACAATCTGTTTGGTATTTTCGCTGTCCGCATTTGCTAAACCTTTTAACAATTGCTTCGCTTCTACCATTTCGTCCTGCAACTTCTTACCATCGCTGCCGGGGAATGCCGTACTTTCAGTATATCCTAACGCAAGGTCAGAGCCAATAGGCACAAGAGTAGAACCACTCCAACGGTGGGTGATGTTTCTCGACTTATCAACGTACACTTTGCCTGCCTGTGGTATCACGCCGTTTGTGGTTACGCTACCAAACTGCGGTGCATCAAGCCACTTTGCATAATAGGTTGCAAATTCTGATGTATCAATATGCTCAAGCAGGAATGTACCGAAGTTCTTGCAGAATATAACTCGGCAATTTGCATTCTCAGATGAAAAAATAGCCTCTCCTTGGTTATATACGGTATTGAAATTCTCTACCGTTTCTGCAAACTCAATCACATCATCGACAAAACCGGGCAAATAGGTTGCAGGGATTTTGGCATCATCGCCCAATGGGGCAAGTCCGTTTGCCGCTCCCTTTGTCGCTTTGAATGATGCAAGGTCAGCACCTACCGAATTTGCCTTTGTCTTGGCTTCATTGGCTGTGCTCTCTACGGTATTTAATTTAGTTTGCAGGTTGTTTACCTGTCCGCCGATAGTCGTCAGTTGAGTGTCCTGCGCCTTGTCTTTGGCTTCGATGTCTTTCACATCTTGCTGCAACAGGGCAATGTCTCCCTGTAACTCGGCTACGGCTTCATTGTACTGCTCGCTATCAACGGTCGGATTTCCTCCCTCTTCGCCTGTGGCTACCCATTCGCCACCATCACCCACATAAATGGGTCCGGGGAGAGTTTTTCCGACAATAGCCCACCAACCATCGTGAGGCAATGGATAGGCGGCTTTCAATTTCTCTATCGAAGTGAAGATACCTTTGTTCGCTCCTTTGATGTTCTTGGCATCAAGCCAACCCTCAATCTTTACACTTCCCTTGAATTGGGAACTGCCTTGAACGGTTACTCTGCCACCAACAGCCACGTTGCGACCAACGGAAACATCACCGTCAATCTGTGTCGTCTTTATTGAACTCATATTAAAGTTGATTTAGCCAATTCGTTCAACACGTTGCTTCGCTCCGTGTCGCCGAACGTGATTAACACTAATGCTGCTGTGGTGTAAACCACTGCATCGTAACATCGCTGACAAATCTCGATAGCACCGTATTCGTCCACTTTCGGATAGGGAAGATATACGGCACGGCTTACCATTGCCTCCTCGCTCTTGCAGGAATAGAACTCCAACACACGTCCCTCTGGACGTATCGAAACGAAACAGACAGGGCGTTGCGCCGTGCCTCGTATGCCTTTGAAGCGTGAATGTTGCTTCTCATATTCGGGGTCGTCCGTGTTGGAACAGGTGAAAACGGGTCTCGCCCAATCGTCCATCTCGAACACCACAAAGCGCATAAAGTCCTCCGGCAAGAGTACCCAACCGCTTTCGTGTTCCATCCAATACACGGCATCGCCGAAATTATGACCTCCGTCAAGTAAATGAGGGGGTGCTTCGCTGTGTATGCGCTTGACAGCCTCAACAATCTTCGACTTGATGATGTCATTGAGGGCAAGGGTGTCCACATCGCCGATTTCTGTCAGCGCATCACTCGACATATTTTGGTCAAGTGCTATGCGAACATCTTCCGCAATCTTATCAAGTGGATAGACTGTCATACCTCATTACTCTTTATGACAATCCAACGAACTCGATACCATTAGCGGCTGCCTGCTCGACAATGGCTTTCTTGCTACGCAAGGTGGTACGGCTGATGCCGAATTTGTCTGCAAGGTAATCTTTGGCGGCGGCAAGGTCGCTGACAGTTACCTGCTTCAATTCAGTATCGGTCTCTGCACCCTCGGTTGAGGCATTGTCGTCCTGCTCGTTGTCCTCTCCGTCCTCGTTTGTATCTTCGCCCTCATTATCGTTGTCGATAACAGTAGCGTCCTCTGCCGGAGTTGGGGTTGGATTGGGATTGTCGGCAGGCTTGTCCTCTGCTTTCTCCTCTTTCTTTGCAGGCATTTCCACAGCCTTTGTCGCTTTCTTTTTGCTTTCGCCCTGTACGCTGTGGAGACGGAACAACTTGCCAAAATTGTAATGGCACTCAATGGCGTTCATAATCTCCTCGTTGTCGGTCGTGAATGTGCTGCTGCCGTTTGACAGGGGAACGAACGAAATGTGCAAGTTCTTCTTGCTTGGAAGCACCACGTTTATGCTGACGTTGGTGTTCGCTTTGTAGGTCTTAATCATATACTTTGGAAAATTAAAAAAGGGACGGGACTACGCCCATCCCTCGGTTGAACTTTTAGTTTCTGTTATTCTCGTTTATGCGGTAGGTGCTTTGGCAAGTTTCATACGTGCGTGTGCCTTTGCATAGCGCAAGTACAAGCAACTTACCTCCTGAATAACTACGGCATCTGTACGGCGAATACCTGCCTTCTGCAAGTCGAGTACGTTTCTTGCCCAAGAGATATGAGTCTTCTTTGACAAGTATTCGGGGTCCATTGCGAAACCGCAATCGCTCATACCGTTCACATCAAACAACTCGTGATGAATAGTGAGAACCTCACCGAAGTCGGTATCCCAAGACTTGAACTTCAATTTCCAAACCTCTACGGTGTCTTTCAGACGGAACTTCTCACTCTTAATCTTTGAGAATGCAGAGAGCATATCGCTACCGCAGAAAAGAATTTTACGCTTGTTACCGATACCTGTACCGACAAAGAGGTCTTTGGTAATATCCACGAGGTTCTCATCGGTGATAACGGCGCACTTCTTTTCGTCGTCCCACTCACCAACCTCGATGTCCTTACCTGCCATCCACCAAATACCACCTGTAAACCAAGTGTTCATACCGTCCTTGGCAATATGCTTGATGACGTTCTTAACACCGAACAGATAGGTATTCTCCATAGCAAGACGCATATCATATACGCCGTCCTCCTCAATGTCTGAGAAATTCCAATTTACTTCCTTGGCTGCAATCTTGTCGAAGGTGGACTGCTCAACCTGTATCATAAAGTTTTGGCAGTACTGTGTCTCCGGCATAGGAATGTTGTTGAAACGTCCTGTCTGTACGTCCAACTCACCGCAAGCCTTACCCATACGTACAAGGGTAGTTCCCTGTGGAATTTCGGGTACAAGGATAGGCTGCTTGGTAGAGCTGTCCATCGTACCGTTTACTGCATAGACGGTAGGCAGGTTGGTTGTGCTGTCTTTACCGCATACACACAATACAAGGTCGGGGATGAGGCTGTCTTCGGAAGTGTACGCCGTTCCATCGGGTTTAGTCTTGGCAGGTACACCTACTACGCGGATAGTATCGTCCAAAGTGAACATATTGAGGTCGTCCACAGGAAGCGACACACTTGCGCCCGATACCATTGCAGTAACCTTTGCACTTGTGCTGCACTTGATTTCTCTTGTGCCTACGCTGTAATACTTGACCTCGAACGAGTTCGTGCTGCTCGACTTCGAATAACGGCTGATTTGGTCGATAGGGGTTGCCATCGGGCGTATCTTCACGATGCGTTTGTCCACATCGCTCAAATAAAAATTTGGGTCGCCCTCAGTTCTACCTACGGTCTCCGTTGCGATACCGTCCGTTCCGCCTGTGCCATCAGCACCGGCTGTTGTCTTACCTGCATCGGGGAGTTCGGAGGCGTTAGCCATAAAGACACCGCCCGATGCGCCCGTCACAAATGCTAATGCTATTAGCAAGATGCGACACAGAAAACTTGTTGCTTTCTTCATTGCTGTAAATTTTTGAAAGGTGAATAAATAAAATTGACTGTTACTTGTTTGGTCTGCGTTTCTCTCCACCACGTTCCCAAATGTTTTGAGTGCCGTAGTTCTGGTCAATGGCTCCTAAATCGGGCATTTCTCGTGATGCACCCTTGCCGCCTCCGTTCTTGCTGCCGAGGTTGGCTGTGCCGTCACTCTTGCCACCCTTGCGCAACTTCTCTTCAATCTTGGTGTTGCGTCCTCGAACTTCGCCCTCACGGTCTGCCTGTTCTACATCGCTGTCGTGCTTAATGGCTTTGAGTGCCATATGCACACTCTCACGTGTGAACTTGCCCATAATGCCGTCACGTACGATACCCAAAAGGAACTCCATAGCGTTGTCGATGTCCTCATCCGACAAGCCATCTTCCTGTTGCATCGCATCGAGTGTGGTTAGGGTCTCATTGATGTTGGTTTGGTACTCGCCCTCATACTGCTCCTCTTTGGCAATACGCTCCGCAAACTCCTTGTTGGCTGCGGCAAGTGCTTCCTGCTTCTCGGGGTCTTCAAGTGCTGCCTTGAAGTCATCGCCAAATTTGCGCACCATTCCGATGATTGGGTCTTCACCCTTTCGCCAATCGGTAAGGAAAGCTGCACTGCGTGGATTGCTTGCGAAGAGGTCTGAAAGGGCTTTTTCTCGCTCACGATAACCCGATAATTCATTGTCGTAACTGTCGTAATCGTCATTGATTTGACCGAATAACGCCTCATCATCGGCAAATTCCTTGTCGGGATACTTCGCTTTCAATCGTTCCGTGTATCGGTCTCGATTGCTTTTAACTTCCGTATTCTTAGACATATACTGTAAATATTTAGATGTTGTACGAAACTGTGAAGCAAAAATAACCCGAAATAAACGCTTGTTATGTTTATCTTTTTACGCTCCAATGTGTAACTTTGGAACACAAATAGGTCGGCAATGAGTTAGGAAATGAAGCATAAAGGCGCATTGATGGAGTACTCACAAGAGCGTTCAGACGACTTGATGAGGGCGTACGATGAATATATTCAATCGTGCGACTATATCCGTATGCCGGATGTGTACAACAATATTGTCAATATGCCATCACGCCGTTTTTGGGTGAGTGACATTCGTGCTGCTCTTGTCATTTCTGCAATGATGAGAGGAGAGGCACGTTTGGATAAGATGTGTGCTTCCAAACGTGAGATGTACGAAGAAATCTACCGCCGTGTAGCCATAATGCGTGAGAAACATCCCGATAAAACTACCTCTGAACTATGTGCAATGGTAGTCATTCAACCTGCACCGAAATTCTATCTCACACCCGGCAGTGCCAAAATTATGGTTTGTAAAGCGAGGAAAGAATGGATAAGAAGAAAGCAGCTAAGGCTATGTCGCTATTAGTATCAATCCTCGTGTTCTGTCTCTCTTTACAGGATATGACGGATTGGTATGCGGTCGGTATCTATACAGGGTGCGGACTTGGCTGTCGTATGCTCTATCCTTTTTATCACGCAAATGTATTGCACGCCACATTGAATGCGTGGTGTCTGCTCTCTGTCATATTCATCTACGACATATCGCTATGGCGGTTTTTCCTGTCATATATTATCGCTGTAACCATTCCGTCATTTTGTCTGTCCGGCATTCCTACCGTTGGTTTGTCGGGCGTTGTGTTTGCACTCTTCGGCTCTATCTCTTTCGAGGTACAGCGTAAAGCATATTATCAGTTATGGATGCTTGCATACCTTGTAGCAGGCTTCCTTTTCCCCAACACCAATGCGTTGGTACACCTGTACTGCTATATGGCAGGTGGGGCGGTGGCATTGTTGAACAAACCTGTAAAGATTGGCTGATATGAACACCGCAATACGCAATATAATCGAAGAGAACAACCGCCGTAATGCGGAGGTGTACGCACGTTTCGACCCAATCAGCGGTTTCGGCTCGGTCGGTGAGCGTGTAAAGGTGGTTATTGAGGACTTCCCCATACGCACACAATACCTGCCTGTTGAAATGATGAAAGTGCCGCTTGTACGGCAACTTGCGGAATGCGGCTCCATTGAAAAGTTCTTGCAGGAAATCGGGGCTAATGAAGAGGAGGACTACGAAAGCGACCGACTAAAAGTTATCAGTCAGTTTGTACGTATCAGAAACAAACACGACTTTCCCTTTTGGGCGGCAACATTTGTATATATCAAGAACAAAGGTGGTGGCGAAGATGTATTGTTTCGCCTCACACGCCCTCAACGTAGGTTTATTGCACGCTTGGAAAAACGCCGTAAGGCAAATAAACCTATTCGTATTGTTCTCTTGAAGGCTCGACAATGGGGTGGCTCTACCACATCGCAGTTGTATATGGCGTGGTTGCAACTCGTTCACAAGGTCGGTTTGAACTCGCTTATCATTGCACATCAAGGTGCAGGCTCTGACGAAATCAAGGATATGTTCGACCGTATGATTAAGAACTATCCTGTGGAAATGCTGCACAAGTTGGGCGAGGCATACAATGAGAATGAGCCTAAATTGGTCGGTGTGGGTAAGTCGGGCAGTATTCATCGTGTACCACAGCGTAACTGCAAAATCAAGATTGGTACAGCAGAACGCCCGGACTCTTGTCGTGGTGGTGATTACAACCTCGTGCATCTTTCCGAGGTCGGACTATGGAAAGCGACAGAGGGCAAGAAGCCCGAAGATATTGTGCGCTCTGCCTGCTCGGGTGTGTTGCTCCGTCCTTACACGATGATTGTATATGAGAGTACCGCCAATGGTACAGGCAACTTCTTCCAAAAGGAGTATGACGATGCCAAGAGCGGAAAATCACAGTTTGAAGCAATGTTCGTTTCGTGGTTCGACATTGAGCAGTATTCTCTACCAATTGACGATGTGGAGATATTCGCACAGATGCTCTATGCCAACCGTGAGAACGACAATGTTCCGTCAGTACGTGAGGAGAGCGGAAAATATCTGTGGTGGTTATGGGAACAGGGTGCAACACTCGAAGCAATAAATTGGTACATACAGGAGCGTGCGAAGTACACCGACCACGGACTGATGGCGGCAGAGTTCCCGTCTGATGATGTTGAGGCTTTCGTACATTCGGGAGCAAGAGTGTTCGACAAATACAAGGTCGAGAAGCTGCGCCCATCGTGTCGCCCACCTCGCTACATTGGTGAGGTGTATGCCGATGAAGATGAGGGCAAGAATGCTTTGAAAAATCTACGCTTCACCGAAGATAAACAGGGCTTGCTGCACATTTGGGAAATGCCCGAGATTGACGATAAAGAGATTGTAACAGACAGATATGTTACGATAGTCGATGTCGGAGGACGTTCCAGCAAAGCCGACTTCTCTGTTATCCTCGTTCTCGACCGTCTGTTTATGGCAGAGGGTGGAAAACCTACGGTTGTGGCACAATGGTACGGACACATAGACATTGACTTGTTGGCGTGGAAAGCGGCACAGATAGCAGCGTTCTATGACAACTCCCTGCTTGTGATAGAGAGCAACACGCTTGAAACACACGATAAGGAAAGAGAGGTGGACGGCGACCAATCACAGTTTATCCTCAATCAGATTAAGGATATTTATCCCAACCTCTATGCACGCAAGCAGTCGGAGGAGGCAATACGTGAGGGCTTGCCAAAGAATTATGGCTTCCACACCAACATTGCCACAAAACCAATGATTATATCCACACTCGTAAAGGTAATTCGTGAAAACCTATATACTGAACGTGATGCACGATGCCTGGACGAATACCTGTGCTATGAGAAGAAACCGAACGGAGCATTCGGAGCGATTACAGGAAAACACGATGACTTGCTGATGACACGTGCAATAGGTCTGCACATCTGTTTCTTTGAAATGGAGTTGCCGAGGTTTGTTCCTCGTGTGGGTAGGTTTATAACCAAGAAGAGAAAGGCGGTATCTGCCGCAACAATATAAGTTTAACTAAATAACAACAGTACAATGAACATTTTTAAGAAAATCAAAGCCTCTCTTCGTTTGCGTGAGGCAGTGAGAAAAGCGGACAAGGCGCACAGTGAGAACGGACAGCGTTACTACGTAATGCCTACAAGTGGTACAAGCGGACAACTTGTCATTATGGATAGAAACAATTTCCGCAAACTCAAGCAGAAGCACTACATCAACTACAACACATTCGTGAGAGAACTCGAAGTGGAGTGTTTCTACTGTACTCCGTACCGCAACGGAATGGGCGAACTCCATCCTGCCGTTATAGCGAAGAAGCGTAAGCAGTATTACTCTTGGTTGGAAGCAATCGCTAAATCAAAGAAGAATGGGCAGGTACGGAAACATTGACGGTATAGCAACGCTAACCAACAACCCCAATGCCACAGACAATGCAAAGGGAACAATCGGCAATAAAAATGGTTTTTGGGGCGATGCGGTTAAGATGGAGGAAGTCGGTATAACAGAGATTACCGAGGAACATTTAGTTGAAATCGTAGAAGAAATGTTCACAAAGAAGTAAACAAAGAGGGCGTATAGAAACCAATCTATACGCCCTCTGTTTTATGCTGCCATTGCATTGTGCAATCTTCCTACGGCTTGCATATTGGCTCCCTGCTGTGCTTTCGCCATCAGTTCGGGAGAAAGACCGTCAGGAACTTTGCCCTGCTCTAACTGCTCTTTCTGCGATTTGATGCTCTGCAACAATTCATCAGCAAATGGGAAGTCTCCGTGTTCAAGCAACTGCTCTACGCTGATAGCCTGCGATTGCCACAACTGCAACAGTATATCGTTGGCAAGATGCCTGTATGCAGGTGTTGTTGTGCTTTCTGTAATGCTCAAATCGAACTCTACGTCTCGTATCTTCTTCGGGTCGTACTCGATTTGTGCGCCGCTCTTGCCAGCAATGTTGAATACTCTCTTGCTGTCATAGAACTGCTGCATATTCTTGACATCCTTGTACGCTCCGTCCACAACAAAGCCGCTGAAGCACTCCAACAGGTCAAGCAATGTAGTGGTGGCGTTCTGTGTCTGCTGTTGGTAATGCGCAGCACTCTCGCCCGAAAATCCGGGCTTGCCTTGCAATGCACCTGTAACACCCGATATGTCCTCAAAGAACTTCAACTGCATATTCAGCAACTCGGCAATACCGATGTTTGTCGAATTGTTGGCAACCTGTTCCGGCACTCTACCGCTTTTGCTCGGCTTATAGACAATGACACCGTTAAACTCGGTCCAACTCTCGGCAATATCGTCAAGGCTGACACCGTCCGGCAAACAATCCTCGGGCATCATCAGCACACCTTTAGCACTTGCACGCATTATCCAATCGTACAATGTAATCAGTCGGTTGGTGTATCGCTGTTGGTCGATTACGTCAGCCACAAATGAATGTATCTCACCATCAATGAACGGATATGCCTTGAATACGTATGGGTGGCTGTCGTGTTCGTATGGTGTTTCACCCTCTTTCAAGATGTCTCCGAATGGGGACAGATAGTAGAAATACCAATAATCATCGACAAACCAAGTGGCTTTAATCAATGGCACTTCATCCTCGGGCATACCGACAGCCTTTGCCATTCTTATACGCTCCTCGTTCTCGGCAACAACACACCTTTGGTAGTCCTCAACATCAATCTTGAAGATGTCGCCATTTTGGTAGTCGTGGCATCGCCAACGTGGTTTCTGTTCCTTGCGCCACACCTCGATAACCCTGCATCGTCCCGGCTCGCTCGTGAACAGAAAGTCGTAATTCTGCAAACGGCTATATCCGAAACGCTCTGCATACGAGGCAATGTATTCCTTTTTAGCAGCCCACTTGTAGATTTCACGGAGTTTGCGGTATTCTTCGGGCGATGAGGCGAACTGCTCACACAACTGACCAAATGAAATGTCGTGTATCTCGCCAAGAACAGACACGTCCCAACCTCTGAAATCACGCATATTGTTGTCGATAAAGAAATTGTTCGGCTGAACATAGTCCGTCCAACAATCCTCCTTACCATTACGCCAACCGTATGACTTGCGGTGTACTATAAAACCGCTGATTAGAAACTCTTCCATTGTTCGGGCGTACACCTCCGTCATTCTGTTGAGTTGCATATTGCATTGCAGAATGGTACTCATTGTTTCGCCCAATTTCTGTTCGTCTCTGTCTCGTGCGGTACAGGTCGGCTCTTTGCTCTGACTGCGGTACACACCAAGCACACTTTTGACTAATCTGCGGATAAGGTTGTTTTTCAACGGCACATTGCCTTGACTCTTGATGTATTCCTCCTCGGTCATAGTCTTGCCGTCCACACAAATTTTATCGTCCCATTGGAAACCATAGGTGTAACGCTTGTTGCGTTCTCTGTCCTTTCGGAAATCCTCCATCTGGTTCCAATAGTGCTGCGCTTCCATCAGCACATCGAACGCCCTGCGGTCGCCGAACTGCCGGGAAGACATCGCTACGGTGTCTATCTCTTCCGTATCACGCTTTGGAGCGATACGGCTCATAGACAATAACCTTTTATTTCCTTTTTCTGTATGCATAATCGTTGAATATTATAGAATGCTTAGGATAGCCACAAAGGTACTACCCCAAGCATTCTTTTCAAGTATAACTATTTACGTTTGCGAGTTGTGTTCATTTCCTGTATCATCTCCTTTTTGAGTTCGTTCAACTCGGCTTCGATGTCCTTGCGCTCTTCATCATCGACTGCCTCCTGCATTTCATCGTAGAGGTCGTCAATGTCCTTTCGGTAGTCCTCAAAGATTTCGTAACGCTCGTATTCGGGCGAGTTGTAGAGGAAATCTATCTTTTCAGCATAGTCAAAGATGCCGTTGTCTGTATCTTCCTCATAGTGTCTCAATCGGGTTTTCAATCGGTCGTGTTCCTCTTTCAAACGGAAATACTCATTATTCACGGCACGGTACTCGGTGCGTTCATCGCCTGCCTTGACAAGTCGGTTTACCAACAGTATGCTGCGAGGGTCATACTCTCTGTCGCCGACAATCGTTTCAGCAGTCTTTGTTAGTTTGTCGATAGTACCGAACACACCACCGAAGTAACCGTTTAGCATATACTCAACTTTGGCAGGGTTGATGTCGATTGCTCCCTTTGTGTATGGGTCGCCACCTGTCGCCTCGTTCAGAGTTGCCGCCAAGTTCACGATGTGTTTATTGGTGCTGCTGTATGCTTTCGTCCATTCCGGCATATCCTTGTTGAAAGGAGTGTCTTTATAGAGTGGCATACCCGTCCAACTCTTTTCAGCAACGTAGGCTTCCCATAATGGTTTGGCAGCACTCGGAACAAAAGCGTTCAATCCACCGCCACCCTCCAAGAAGTCGATAGGCAATATCTGTGTAGCCTGTCCCAAAACAGCCTCGGCAATTTCGCCACCTGTAAGGTGTTCCTTGCCACTGAATACAGAGGTCATAAGTTCACCCATTCCATAGAATGCTCTGTACTCGATAGGCAGAGGTATGGAAATCCAACTGTCGCCTGCACGGAACAAAATGTTACTACGTCTCACGTATTCGGGCAGGTTGTAGTATGCGTTCTTGTCGTCCTCATCATCATCGCCACCAAAATATGCCACGATTGCACCGAGCAGGAACATTGCCGCCATACCTGTAAAGGCTTTTGCAGGGTGGCGTTTCATCTGTCGCCCGAAGTTGGTAGTACCTTGAATGGCGGCATTCCAAAAGACGTAACCGCTACGACCAAGTCCCGATACCAATGCGCTTGCGTTTCCTGCCTTTGTCTGTCCTACGCTGTCATAGAACTTCGCTCCGCTACCTTTCTTGTTGAAGTTTACGCTTATCTCCTTTGCATCGTAAATGGCTCTGTCAATGCTTCTGCCCATTTCACGAGAGGTTACAAAGGC